GCCGCAATGCCCATCAGGTTGAAGACATTACCATCGGCACCGACAAGTCGGATGCTTGGGTATTCGGCGGGGGTGATGGTCTCGGGGATTTGCAACGCTTGAATCATGGTTGCGATGTTGGACTTGGTATTCATGGTTTTGTGGGTTGGTGGTTGGTGTCGAAGTGACGATGTTAGATTACGGGGTGGGGGGGGTGGTAGCCAAGTCGGTGGCTTCTTTGGCCTTGGACTTATTGTAGTCCATGAGTTCATTGTACTGACGATAGGGCTGGGTCAGGTCAGGGAAAGCGGCAATGTTCTTCAACGCCTGCTCCTTGGCATATTTAATATCCCACTGGGAGGACTTGCTGATTTTCATCAGTCGGGTATTCCACTTGGAGGCGGAGTAATGTCCGCAATTCGTGGACAAGCCCCAGTAGCGGATGACGGTCTCCAGATTGACAGTGTGCATGCGGTAGTCGCCTTCATCGCCAACGCTCCACTTCATTACGCAGTCTAAGCCAACAAGAAGACGCAGGCGGCGGTCAATTTCGCACAACTTATCGTCAGTCATTTCGCCATCGATGTTGTGCAAAAGATGCATGCAAGTGAAGATGAGGCAGTGCAACTCCGTGTGGATTTCGCCATCGTTAGCGTCATTCCAAATGAGTTTCTTATTGAAGTCTTCGGGCATTTTCCAGTTGAGGGACATGGGTAGTTATTTGGTTAGTGGTGAGATTTCGTTTTATCGGTAAGGGGGGGTGGTAGTCTATCGATGGCAATCGCCGCTATCGATTAACGACCTAGCCATCCTGCCGAAGGAGCCTTGCAGAGTCCACACAACGCCAGTGTCAATCAACTCCTGCCAGCACTGGATTATGGTTTCCTCATCAGCCTCCATCCTGCCCTCACAAATTAACACGCATTCCGTGAGGCTTTTGGTCATATTCTTGGATACATCGGAGTCGATGTGGTCGAAGGTCTTTTCGCCTTTATTGTTTAACTTGGGCATGGGATTATTCTTCAGTGAAGACTTCATCGCCAAGGGTGCCGTCTTCCTTTACGAAGTTGATTTCGAGGTCAACGCCTTGGACAACTTCAATGCTGTCGTTGGCACCAAAGTTACCACGGAATTCTTTAAGGTAATTTTTAACGGCGTGGTCAGGGGTGTCTCCTTCGGTGATGAATTCGACACGCAGGGTTTCGGCTACTCGGTATTTAGGCATGGTGGATTAGGGATTGGAGGGCTTGTGTGTTTAGGGGAAAGGTTTCGCCAAGAGGGCGGAGTTGAGTCAGGTGTTTGCTGGTGGTTGTGCTGTACTTGTCGCTATTGTGATACCACTTTTCTTCAGCATAGATATATGCAAGCAACGGAAAGTGCAGACCGTAGGAGTATACCACATAATTGCCTTTTGTCCAGATGCCGAAAGTGTTGTTGCCAGTGAACTCGGTGCGGTTCATCACTTTCTGTCGGGCTCGGCAATTTGGTGTTTTCATATTTGGGTTTTACGGAAGTTGGGGGGTGGTAGTCAAAAAGGGGACGACCACCACCACGGCAATCGTCCCCATAAACCTTTTAAGGTTTTACACGCAACCAATACCAGCAAATTACTTGTCCTTTTTCTTGCCCCTAATGCGTTCGATGTGGTCTTTGACCATCTGCTCCGCATCAGTCAAGGGCTTCTTACGCTTGGGCTTCGCCTTTTCCTCAAGGGCATCGAGGCGATTCTTCAGGCTGGTGATTTCGCCGTCAACATATTCAGTCGTGGCGTAGCCGTCCAACGCTTGGTCTAGGTCTCCAGACTGAACAACCTCGTTATCGACAAGCACATCACCCATGTTTTCGCTGGTGAGGAATTCGCTGAAGTCGTAATCACGGAGCGGGTCGAAGTCGTAATCATCAGGGTCGAAGTCAGACCGCAGGATATACTTTTCGTCCTCTTCGGACTCGAGCGTCTCAATTTTGGTCTTGAGTTCAATGTTATCCACAAGCACTTGAACGAGTTGCTCTTTGGTGATACCGAGGAGCCATTTGGCGATTAGGTTTTTCATATTTGTGTTTTACTGGGTAGGGGGGGTGGTGGTCAACCGAAGACGATTTCGTCAACGAATGCATACTGCATAAGGGCATCGGCAGTGACGGCATCGGCGTTGTCGGGGGTTTCACGGGTGACGAGGAACTCGGCGTAGTGCTTGCGGAGCCAAGCGGGCTGGTCTTCATCGTTGACGAACTTAATCATCTTGTTGTGCAGGAATTCCGCATTAACACGGATGTAGCCCGTCAGGTCTTCATCATCTTCATGGTTGACGAACTTGAGGTCAACATAGATGGTGTCGTGGTTATTATTCTGGTCGGCTTCGTTATACGCCTTCCAGCCGCCGATACCAGACTTGCGGTTGGTAGACCAGCCCCAAGATTCGCCACCGAGACCGCCTTCGCAGGCCGCAGAAACGATGTACCAGAGTTGTTGTGCGTATTCCTTGGTGATGGGCTTTTCGATGCAGTTGAGGTGATGCTTACGGGTGAGAACCTTAACAGTGTGGGTAACAGCAGGCAGGTTTTCTGGGGGGGTTTGTTCTGGGTTGGTCATAGGATTTCGTTTTAAGGGTTAGGGGGGGTAGTGGTCAAGCCGAGGTTTTTGCAGAATCCCGACCAGCGTTGTATGCAGACTCAAAGCAATCTGCCAAGGCCAAAATTGATTCTAGGATTTCTTCTGCATTGCTGTTTTCAACAGCGGCCCACACTGCAACACGCTTGTCAGTAGAAGGGCAGAATCCTTCGGACTCAATGTGGTCAAGGATTTGCTCACCATCCCAACAGTCGGGGTAAGAAGATAGGAAATTCATACAGGCAAGCAGTACGAAGTCAGGGGTGCCGTCTTTTTTGTATTGGATTAGGGACATGTTAAATATCTAGGCTGTTGCCTTGTTTAAGGATTACTTCAATCTCTCGCTTAAGTTTAGTAAGTTCGCTGATTTGCGTTACCAACTGGTCGATACCGCCGACCTTGTTGCTAGAAGTAACGCTTACCCCTTCGGCTAGACGCTTGTTGGTAAGTTCAAGAGTGAAGATTTTTTCTGCGATTACCTTGTCGCATTGTGCAAGTGCATCGAGGCTTTTGCCAAGAAGGATTTCATACATTGGATTATAGGGCATTATTCTCGGAAGGTAATAGTAAAAGTGTCGGTTTCGTATTCGTGCCTATTGGCAACGGCGTTTTGGATTTTAGTCCACTCGTCTTGAGAAAACTTATACAAAGTAAGGTTGTCATCATCCCCATCTTGAGCGGGGACAAACATATTAACAGCAATGATGCCGTCAAGGATTTCGTCTGGAGTGTCGTTCCAGTAGAAACGAACAGGGTGTAGGGTGTAGGTTTGCTTTTTCATTAGTCGAGATAATCAGGGTCGCAGGGCGGTTCATCTTCATCGGCGGCACCGTCTTCAGAAAGTTCAAGGCATAGGTCTTGATTGTCGTTAAGCATATCTACGACAATGTTTTCAAATGCATGTAGGTCTGTTTCGGTAACACCTTGGATAGGCGAGGATTTTTGAGTTACTTCAAGTTCGTAATTCGTAATGGTAGCGTCAACGAATCGTGCAACATACTGGTGGTCGGTGCCTTTAGCACCCCAGTACTCGTAGCCACCAATGCCTTCGTCTTCTATTTCATACTCGGCCCTACCAGAGACAATGATGGTGGATGAGCCGTGTTTAATTTCGAGGTCTTCAAATTCGTAATTCATGGTTTGGTTTTACTTGGAAAGGGGGGTGGTAGGGAAATGGTTGGCGTGGAGGGAGTCGAACCCTCGACTTAGCCCTTATAAAGAGCCCACTCTAACCGCTGAGTTACACGCCATAAAATGCATCAGACAGGGCTTGAACCTGCAACAACCAGTTTGGAAAACTGACACTCTACCATTGAGTTACTGATGCGAAAGAATGGAGACGGGGGGAATCGAACCCCCATTGCTCGGATGCAAACCGAGTTTCCTACCATTGAAAGAAGTCCCCAAAGAGAGCCCTGTGTTGGGATTGAACCAACGACCTACTGTTTACAAAACAGTCGCACTACCACTGTGCTAACAGGGCATGTGTTCCCTAGAGGACTCGAACCTCTATTATTGGTGTAGAAAACCAAAGTCCTATCCGTTGAACGAAGGGAACTCAAATTAGCCCTTGGCGACAGAAGCGTTGAGTGCTTCAACCGCAAGGTCTCGATTGCGTCTAGCCATGCGGAACTTACGCTGGTTATCTGCACCAGCAGGGAATCCAATCTTGGGGTCAACGCAAAGAAGTTCCAGAGCCTTCTTCGCTTCGGCGTTTTGTGCAATCAGCGGGTAAGCCAAAAGGTAGTTTTCTACACGGGTTTTTTCTCGTTGGTTCATAGTTGTGGGGGGAAATAGATGGTGTTATCGATTTGAAGGTAGCCTCTTATTATATCTTCTACGGCAATAGGAGAAGTTATGTTGGCTTGATTGATGCCATTATTATGGTCATTGTTTATATTGTCAAGCACAAGTGAGATAAATCCCATGCCTAGTTTTTCTGGAGCGTTGTTAGGGTCTTCGACCTCTATCTGAATAGCGTGTGTGCAATCAACAATTGTTTCGTTGCTATTGGTTGAGTACACTCTTGACATTGTTTTCTTTATGCCAGCAAGAGTCCAAGGGCACTGCAATGTAAGGGATTGCTCAAACAACTTTCTATATGCACGATTGATTCGCATTGTGCATGTTCTGTCAGACAAAGGCCCGCCGTTTAAATAATAAGAACAGTTATATACAACAAACATGCTGTAAATCGTCCTGTCTGTTATCCTTTCCGACTTCATGTTGTCATTCTTCATTATACAGGGGGTAGTAGTCAAACGGTTTCTTCATCTTCCTTCCACAGCGTGGGGTCTGTAAACGGGTTGTTCTTTTCTTCCGTGATAATTACATCAACAAAAGGTGCCTTCCAGTGGTAACTTTTTGTTACCGACAGGTGTGCTATATTTGCGTCATCAATCATATATCCGCTTTTAACCAAACAGTCTAACACGGACTTAACCAAGTTGTCGCAGTCTGGCCTAGTCATTTTGGCCTCTACAAGCATCCTGTTCTTATGTCTTGCAAGCAACGGATAAGCAAAATGAATGCTTGCACGAATAGCCCCTTCCATAGGTTGCTTAGGCTTCCACTGGTTAATTAGTACGCTAAAATTAAGAGCCCATTTAGACGCTTTACTGGTGGACATCTTGCCTATAAACATTTTGCCATGCTTATTCTTTAGAACACGCAGTGCCGCCTGATGCGTAGGTGGAGGTGCAATAGGCACCCGTATATTGACAATCACTTGTCTTCCCCCTTAATAATGTCAACAATTGACGATGCGGCTGTATATCCGACTGCAAATAGGGTACCTACAATAAATGTGATGGGGGTAAAACTCATAGGTCTTACATTATACAAAGAAGGGGGTGGTAGTCAAGCGGCAGTGTGTTATTGTCGTTTCATGGAATACGAGTCGAAGAAAGAACGGATTAGAAATAATCAGAACCACAGCAACGCCAAGAACATAGAGCCCGAGCGTAGGGAAATATGCGAGCGTATGCTTAAGGAAGGCAAGACCCGTGATGAAATCCGTGAGGTGACGGGCCTTGCTACACAAAGCATCTCCGCTATCAAGCAAGACACTGAAGGCGTGTCAGACAAGGACTGGAAGGTTAATATGGCTAAACTAATGAAGACGGCTGGCCTCAAGGGTGCAGGCAGGTTGGCGGATGAAATAGAAAATATTCACCCTAATTTTCTGCCTACAGCATTAGGCATTATCATCGACAAGATTGCAATTCTTCAAGACCAACCGACAGCGGTTGTTGAGCATAGAATACAGCGTATTTCGCAGGATGACATCAATCGTATGTTAAAGGGCCAGAAGGACATAATCGACATTACGCCAATAAAAGACGACAAGACCAGTTGACTACTACCCCCTTCCTCGTATAGTATGAGGTAGTTATGAACCTCCAATTCACTGGGATATGGATTCCCAAGGAAGTGCTAGAGAACTCCACTCTATCACTAACAGAGAAACTGTGCCTGTCGCTTATCGATTCGCTTGATGGCGATGACGGATGCTTTGCGTCTAATATTTACATTGCAAACATGGCGAACATAGAGAAGAGACAGTTGCAGAACATTCTCAATAAGTTGATTGAGCGTAAGTTGGTTATTAGGACTTACACTCCCATTGGTCGCCGCATCCTTAGGACGGTGCATTCTAATGCACTAAGGGATGCACTCCACTGCACCCCCCCAGTGCATCCTATTGCACCCCCCCAGTGCAATGAATTGCACCCATATAATAAAGAAGATAATAAAGAAGATATAGATACAAAGATACAGCCCGTGAAGGGCATGGAGGCTACACCTGTTATGCCTTATGACTCAAAGGCGTTTTCTGATGCATGGATGGCATGGATAGCCTACAGAAAGGAAACCAAGAAGAAACTTGTTAACTCCACTGTTGTCAAGCAATTCGACTTCCTCAAGTCGATGAAAGACGAGGCTAGGGCAATCCAGTCAATTAACCAGTCTATTGAAAAGGGATGGGCTGGCCTTTTTGCAGTAACCGAAAATAAATTTACCAACAAACCTATAATCACCAAACAAGACCACCGTAATGGCTTCTAAATGCACACACTGCGAAAATAATGCTACCCCAGCATGGAATGAGGACAAGGGCGTGTTCGACACAAACATTCGTGTTTGCACCACATGCTTTACAAGGGAGACGCACTGGCAACACCCGTTTGCTTACGATAAGGTTTTTATGCGTAATAACCTTAAGCATGTAAGCACACACCCAGACTACCCTCTTGCGTTTTACAATACAGATGTGAAGTTTAATGACATGCTTGCAAAGGCGAATGTATGGGTTAAGCCTGAGGGCAAGTGCGGCCTTATCCTGCATGGAGAAACTGGCACTGGCAAGAGCCGAGCCGCTTGGTTGGTCTATAATAGGCTGTGGCTTGAGGAGTACCCTAAGCGTACCATGTTCTTGCAGATGAGAAAGTTTGAGGGAATTATCGAGAAGGGGTTTGATGACAGGTCTCACAGCAAGGCTCTTGACATTCTTGCAACCGCTCCAGTGCTGGTACTGGATGACCTAGGCAAGGAACGCCTTACAGCCAGACTGGAAGCAGACCTATTTGCAGTAATTGACGATAGAACCTCTAACCTGCGTACTACAATTATCACCACGAATTATACTGGCGACAGACTTGTTGAGCGTTTTCAGAACAAGGAGACGGGCGTTGCATTTGTGAGAAGACTTCGTGATTACTTTAACGCAATATCCGCTTGATTATTTCCTCGAATAGGCTAATGTGTCAGTCTTGTTCTAAGGGACAAGGTTGGCTCATAACAAAAACCGAGTGGTTCTGGCGTATTACAGGTGGTGCTGGGTACGCCAGTTTTTTTCTTTCAGTTCCGCTTGACTACTACCCCCCTTCTCATATAGTGTACACCAATGAGCCGACTAAACCGATTACTTTTTCCTATGAACCAAGAAGACAACACCAATCAGGATAAGAGCGTTCTCTTTTCCGCCATCATTAAGGCTATTGCCGAAACCAAGGACATCCTTGCTGACAGCAACAATCCTTTTCATAAGTCCAAGTACGCCAGCCTATCGGCACATTTGTCGGCACTTAAACCGATTTTTGCTAAGCATAAGTTAGGCATTCTTCAATTCCCCGTGAGCCGAAGCGGCATTGGCGAAAAGGATGGCTGGGCGATTGGCGTTAACACCATTATCATCCATGAGAACGGTACATACATCGGCAACGAATGTCTGATTCCTTGTGACAACGAAACTAACGGACAGGATGTTGGCTCTCTTATAACTTATCTTAGACGCTACGGATTGGCGGCTTGTTCAGGCGTGGCTACGGATGATGATGATGCACAGGCTACCGTTAAGCCCAAGAGTGCGGCGGCATGGGTTCCCAAGCCCTCGGCACCTATTGCCGCTCAAACGGCCCCTCAGCAGGCACCAGTGCAGTCTAATGGCTCGATTGACCCTACCATGACCCTGCCATTTGGCAAAAGCAAGGGCATGGCAATCGGAGACCTTGGAGTTGATGACCTTAAGTACTGGGCTACGGTCTGGGAACCCCGTCCGTATGAAAAGACGGGCCGTGTCTCTCAGAAGGACACCAACCTTAAGGCCACAGCAGTCGCTCTCTACCAGAATGCCACAGGCGAGCAGGAGCCTGCCGCCGAAGAAGACGGAGTTCCGTTCTAATCCCGACTGGAGGGCGGGGGGTAACACCCCTGCCCTTCTTTATCTTTAAATACATTAACTAATAATTTATGAATTTCTCTATTAAGGCTGCTTTACTTTGGCTTAGTCCTTTTGCATGCCATGCCGAACAGGCGATTGACACCAAGTTCCTAGACAGACTTGCTATCATCGAATCTGGCAAGCGAGAAAACGCCGTAGGAGATTGTGGTCATAGCCTAGGCATGTACCAGATTTCTTATTCCGCATATCGTGATGCACTCCGCTACATGAAACTTGGGTTTTATGACAAGACCGACGAAAGAAATCTTCTAATTATCAAGATGTCTTCCAGCGAACCTATCAACGCATGGAACACCGTCTGCATGAACGCCGACCTGTCTAGGCTTGTAGCCAAGGCATACTGCGAACTAATCGTGGCAAGACTTAAGAAGGACGACATCCAAGCAACAGCCATCACCATTTACATGTGCTATAACATGGGCTATGCCAACGCTAAGATGTACGGTTTTAACTACAAAAGCATCAGGCTCTCAAACTACAGGACGAAAATCCTAGAAAAAGCCCATAGAATCATGTCCCTTTAACCCTTTTCTACTACCCCCCCACCAACATATACTATATACCTATGAAGCCTACCTGTCTCTATAATAAGAACGCTCAGCATCTTCCCGCAATGCCTGACGCAGAATACCGTGAAGTCAATGCCGTCTCCCAATCCGCACTCAAGCACCTCGCAAAATCCCCCGCCCACTTCCGAGCATACTTGGACTCCCCCTCCGAAGAAACCGAAGCAATGCGACTGGGAACTGCTACTCATCTTGCCGTATTTCAACCAACCGTTTTTAATAACGAAGTCGTCATGGCACCCAAGTTCGACAGACGAACTACTGAAGGAAAGTCTGGGGCTCTTAAATTCGAGGCTGAAAACGCTGGCAAGATTTGCCTACCTCAACTTGACTATGACCGTTGTATCAGTATGGCAGAGCAGGTTCGGCTTCATCCTGTCGTTATGGACATAATTAACAAGGGAGAGCCTGAGGTGTCCGTGTTTGGTACCACTGTAGACGGAGATGTGGCAGTCAAAGGTCGTCTTGATTGGGTTAATTATGAGGCTGGAATTATTGCAGACCTTAAAACCACAAACGATATTGCAGACTCGTTTAATATCAGAAAGGTGATTAGCAAATTTAAGTACGATTTGCAAGCATGTCATTATCTTGAGTTGATGAAGAGTGCTACCCCTCAGATTAACTTCCGATTCCTGTTTATCTTTGTTGAAAAGGAAACCCCTCACGGTGTTCGTATCGTTGAAATCAACCCTTCCGACATTGCTTTTAAGACTATGCCAGTCCTTCAGGAGTGTCTTAAGACTCTTTCTCTTTGCCAGAAGTCTGGCATTTACCCCAGTTATCCCGCCACCGTCAATACAATTGACTTGTTCTAATCCTATGAGTAATTCCACAAAGTTAAGCATGGTAGATATTTACAAACTTGCATTGGCTGAAGGGCTAAGTGGCAAGGAGGCCGCATGGAAATACAATGTTAAGTACCACTCCCTCTGGACTGCTGGGAATCGCCATTGCCTCCCCCCCTTGCCCAGTACTTGGAGCCAGAAGAGGGAGGCCGTTTATGCTCAGATGTCCCAAGAGAGATTGGTAAACTACCGTGAATCTCTACAAAAAGAACTTGAAGTCGTCAAGGCCATTCAAATCAGCAGGGCTAACCCTGTTGTCTCTTGAAGACCCAGAAGCAGAAGAAGAAGAAGAACTATCCTTTGAAGAACTAATATGGCTATAAAAAAGAAAATCGCCGCATGGTTGCTTGGTATAAACATATATCAACTTGACTATGCTTTGCTTAAACTTGAACAGGCTCCTATGTATGAGCCTGAAACACTATAAAGCATGGCTAGAAAAACCCAAGGTCTAGAAATGCTGAGAATTGTTGCTGGTAAGTCTATCTCTAGGAAGAAAATGGCTTACTTTACCCCAGAAGAACTTGAACAAATCTTGATAGAACTAGATAAAGTATTTCCCAGAACTCACAGAACAGAACCATTCCATGTCAAAAAGAATAAAAAAGAAAAACAGTAAGTGGACAAAGTTTGTCTTCTTCTCCGATAACCATGGAGACCTTGAAAATACATCGGTCTCTGATGCGTTTGCACATTTCTTGATTCAATTTAAACCTGATGTCAAGATACATGGTGGCGACTGTTTTGACATGGTGGCACTACGCAAGGGTGCCGCTGGAAGGGACGAGTATATGTCCCTTGAAGATGACTTAAACAGTGGATTAAAATTCATTGCTAGATTCAAGCCAGATGTATTCCTCATGGGCAACCATGAAGACAGACTATATAGAATGAGGTCGTCCGCTGGCAATGGCATTGTTAGAGATTACTGTGATGACAAGATTAACCTGATTGTCAATGAATTAAAATCTAATGGCTGTAAGGTCATCAAGGAGTACCACGCTGAAAGCGGTGTATATAGGCTGGGCCCAATAGCGTTTGTACATGGCTACACAGCCAACACCAGAAGCGTTGAGGAGCATGCCATTCACTATGCCCCCGTAGGCGGAGCCTGCGTCATCGGTCATCTACATTCTATCCAGCAGGTAAACGCAAAGAAGCATGGCGGTGCCGTAGGGTTCTGCGGAGGATGCTTCTGTCAAAAAGACAAGATGACATACGCCAAGAATAACCTAGGTACCTCAAAGTGGGGTAACGGCTGGATTTATGGATGGGTCAAAGGCAAGGATTGGAAGATACTCCAAGCCCACAAAGTCGGAGGCCATTGGCTTGCACCTACAGACCTTAAACTCACATGAAAGAACTAATCAATAGACTCGGATTTGGTGCTTGGGCAGAAAACAAAGTCGTCAATTTTATTGAAGACTGGAGAGAGACCATGCTTGTAACCGATGGCAACTTGTTCACAGAAAGGGACGAGTATACAGTCAATGCTGTCTGGAAGGACCAATGTCTAGACATAACTGTTCGTGCTTATGTCGAAGATGAAGGTTGGCAAACACTTGAGCAAAACATAAAAATTAAATGAGCGAACCAACAAACCCTTTCTTTATGACAAGGAATCAACTTGTCTGCTACAGCAAAAGACTTGAAGAAGAACTGGCAGATTTAAAGTCTGAGGTTGACCAATATAAACTTATGAGCGAACACAAAACAAAACACAATTCATCTATCGTAGCCGCTGGCATAGCCATTGGAGTCCATCCCGATGTCCTGCTTAAGATGCTTCCAGAACTACTTAAACTAACCAATGAACACAAAGAAAAAGAAATCTCATCTAAAAACTCTAGCCCTAGCGTTTGAAAGGGCTAAGCGTAACAAACCCCAGATTATTTTTCCAGATAAAGCGTGGAAATCCAGAGAAGAATATGCCATAGCCAGAGGCATAAGCAAGGACAAAGCATGTAGAGAACTTAAGTCTATGCTTACTAAGGGCATGTTAAGCATTAAAAGGTTTTATGTTAAAAACATAATGGGAACTTTTAGTTCTGTGCCGCACTATCGGATAAAGCCCTAACCTTCATTTCTTTGTTTATATGGAAAAGTTTCCAAATTCCAAACGCAACAACAAATCCAAAGGAAAAACCAATGGTAAGTTTGAACCAGACGGCTTCGACAACATCCTGCATGACGAGTGGCAGGAATATAACCGACAGTCCTATGGCAACAACGAATACACTGGCCTTAAGCCCCCGTCCAAGCCACATGCTGGCGACCCCAAGGCCGACCCCGACAAGGCTAAGGATGGACCCAAGCCATAGGCATGTAGCCCGTATATCGTCATAAGCCTTGGCACGAATGTCTGACTGCCTCTGAGCCTCAATGAGTTTAACCTGCTCCTTGAGGCTTTTGTTTTCAGCGTCAACTTCCTCGACTATAGCCCAAGCGGTATCGGTCTCTTCCTTGACCTTTTTGGCAGACTCGACCTCAATTGCTAACAGTCCACTGTTTACTCCTGCCTGTCTGTATCTTTCGACTTGTTCTTCTGTTGGCTGTCTGATGCCAGAAAGCCGATTGATGGTAAGACCAACAATATCGCTTTGAGGGCGAGGAAGAGTTTTAGAAATGGAGATGAGGGCGGCAGAGGCTTCCGCCGCTTCCGTTTCGAGGATTTCGATGTACGAGTTCTTTTCTTCATTGTCTACAACCTTGACACTAATGGGAGCCTCGGGTTGCACTGTAGCACATCCAGTAAGCACCAACAGTATTAACACCATTACTTTTTCCATAAACCCTTTATTCTTCTGTATACGGCTTTCTCGAACAACTCGGGGGCAATGGCTCCGCTTGTTGACAGTATGATAGACTTATACAAAGGGTCAATGCTGGTGCCGTGTAGGGCAAAGTACATGATAACACCAACGATGCCGCCAGCAACTATGCGTTTAACCCACACAACGGCTGGCTGGTCCTCGTTTGTGAGTATCATCCTAGCCACCATACCCGCCGCCCCTAAAAGGGCTACAATCCAGCCCCCACGCTTGAAGTCAGCCGCCGCCGCCCCGAAGTCAGGGTCAGGGCTCATCGCTTGAATCTCCGTCTGACAAGCATGTCAACGGCCTCCTGTTCGCTTTGCACGATTCCGATAAGAATAGACCCTGCGGCAAACACTCGGTACTTACCGTATCCGCTCTGGACAATCATGTCACCAAGAGAGTTTGTATATGTCTTGCCGTTTTGCAGGCTACCATTGCCAATTGCAAACCTGCTGGTGGACTGCTTGAATTGACAGAGCGTATTGAATGCCTGCAACTGGTCAAGGGAAGGTCTCCAGATATTAGGCTTGGGGAATGCTGTAATGTCAGAGTTTCCGTTAAGTCCAATGCTGGGAAGTCTTCCGATGGGCTGGCCTGCAACCGCTTCAACCGCACCAATGGACGGCATGATTGTCACATTAGCACCATCAAGGGGGTTGGCCTGCGTTTGGGTGGCCTGAAGAGCCGCCGCAAATCTCGTATTCGCTTCTGCTATAGCCGCAGAGATTTCCTGCAACTTGGTGAGACCTCCAGTAAGAATTTCGGCAAGGGTAACTTGCATGCCTTTCTGGTCGATAAATTCCTTCACAATACGCTTAGCATCGGCGTGACTAACCTTCATCTTGACCAAGGCCATGACGGCATCGGCATAAGACGAATGCGTTTCAGCCACAACCTGAGGCTTAGTAACCTTGGGTGCGGGATTCTGCTGTGCCTGAGCAACGACAGCCTGAACCGTCTGCTGAATCTGAATCGGATTCATAGGCGGAGCGGTAGCCTGAAGGCTCTGGGATGTATTGATTCCCTCCATTTCGGTCAATCTTCTGACGAGGAAGTCGTGGTCTCTGATTGCCAACTGGGCATGCTCAAGAGAAGTAACTATAGCAACAGTTCTGCCTTCAACAGGCTGACCATGGTAAGGACTAATATGCGGCTGAAGAGCAACCTCGAATGCGTTGCCCTTTCTGTTGACGATGTATCTTCTGTCAGAAGACACGATTGTTCTGTTCTTCTCCTTGCCGACATTAACCAGAGTAAGGTTATCCTTAATCGCAAGCACAGTGGCAACGGCATCCTGATTGACGGAGGCGACGGAGGCAACTAGGCCAGCATCTCTTACTACAACTTCGGCTGTGGCAACTTGGGCAGGTGTCTTAACAATGTTTTCTTCAACTTGCTTTTCCTTTAGGATAGCAACATTAAGTGCTGTTTGAGCCGTAACCTTAGGCTTATTAGTTCCTGTGGTTACTTCGGCATTCAATCCAGTAGAGAGTTTCTGCTTATAACCAGCCATCAACTCATCGGCATTGCTATATTGCCACAGTTTGTTCTGCTGGAGAGGTTCAAATCCTCTGTAAAGGCTATAGGAACCATCGGACTCCTTAACAACCATTCCAGACTTGTCTTTAAGATAGAAGAAGTTCTTCTTGTCGGCTCTTTCACGGAAGACATTCTCAAACTTCTCACTAGCAACAGGCTTAGGCTGTTCGGGACCAATAGGCTTCTTATACTGGGTCTGACCAGACGCAGGAGGCGGAAGTTCAGGACCAATAGGCTTCTTGTACGCCTTGGGATTGACCTTGTATTCCGTGACTGCGGCAGGAACTTCTTGAGCGGCAACCTTGGGAGGCTCTGGAGTTTGAGCAGGCTTGGCCTGAGGAGTTTCAGCAATAGGCTTAGGAGCAGGCGTAGGCTTAACTGGCTCAGGAGTAATGTCGTTGCCAGCCTCGTCTATACCAATCGCTCTATCAAGAGCCTTTCTTCTCTTCTTGATTCTTTCGGCCTGAATAACTTCAGGAGATTTTCTGGTAGCACCAATCTCCAATTCATTTTTCTCGGCGGCATCGTTGATGACTTCCTTGGAAAGTTCAAAGATATGCTCGGCAAATCTTCTTCTAATTTCTCTTGCCGTAGACCGAGCCGCTTGATGCATCTGCTCTTTTATGAGTCTCTGTGCCTTGTTTTCCACAAGCGAGTTCTTTGCGTCAAGAATCTTAAAGATGTTCTTTTCAACCGAGTAGGTATTAGAGTCCAAGTCCATCTTGCCATCAATTAGCGGCCTGAAGAACGAGTTAATAGCCTTCATGTTGGGAGCAAACTCAGCATGATACCTTGCTTCTGCTTCTTTCTTTGCGGCTTCAAATAACTGCTTTCTAGTAAGAACACCAACAAGAGGTTCCTGTTCAGGGGTAGGCTTGTATGTCTTCTCCTTGTAGTTGCTCTTCCATGTTGTCATCTTGTCACGAACATAGTCTTCCGCATTTGCGTAAAACAAATACTCCGTGAACTCAGGGTGAGCCTGAGCAAACTCAACAGCCCAATTGTCCTTGACTCCTTCTCCAATCTTAAGGTCATAAACCTTTCCAGTCTTAGGATGAACAAACTCAACACCACGCATGGCAGAGTTAAGCACCTCTTCGACTGTTTCTAGGAAGTTGGGAAGAGCGTCTAGGTTTCTAGTCCAAGAAGACTGGGCTTCCATGCCAACAACAAGGTCTCCTCTAGAACGAAGAATGTTCTCAAGTTTCTTGCTCTCAAAAATTTGGCCTTCAATGTCAGGATTGAAACTCTCTTGGAATGACATGTCTCCAATGTCGCTATTAAGTTTCCAGCCCCACAACTGGAACAAGCCAAGGAGGACATTTACGCCTCTGTCGTTATACTCAAGGTTAAGATTGTCTCTGAGGCTTTGTAGTTTCTGGTTAACATCGTCAACTATTGCCTGCATCTCGGGAGGATACACAGGAACCGCTTCGGTTCTGATAAGTTCTTTCTTGCCCTTGGGGCCGTCAGGAAGGCTTGCTCTAGTGCCAGTGTATTCCTTGCCATCGTATGTCCATCTGAGAGGACGGTACTTATCGTTAGGCGGACCATTATCGTCAAACCATCCAGTGGAAACATGCTTCTTAGCCATCTCGGTTAACTTACCAACAGACGGACCCTTGCCTTCGATTAGACCTTCAAACTCCGTTGTAACATTAACATGTGCAACAATTTTGTCAGCCTTAGGTTGACGCTTGCTTTCATATGCCGCAGTTGTTTCCTTAAGACGAACTTGAGATTGCTGTTCCTCGATAGCCATTAATTCAATTTCATCGTCAGAAAGAGAAAATTCTTTGTCTGCAAAACGCTCTTTTAGGCTCTTTTTGATTACATCAATGTCTTCAACTTCCCAGTTTATAGGCTTATCCGTAATGCCCATGATGTAAATTTCATCATTTATCAACTTTGCTCTAATTGCGGCTTCAGCGATAGCCTGTTCCTTTGTCAACTTAGGGAACTTGGCTTTCATTGCTTCCTCCTGAGTCATATCAAGGTAGGGATTCTTAATCATTTTTCTAGAACCTTCAGACTCAGGGATAAATTCACTTGTAGTATCTATTTCAACAGCCTGCATAGATTCGAGTTCTTTCTGTTCAACTCCCTGTCTTCTTTCTTGCTCTCTTTCAAATACATTCAGAAGAGCCTGTTGTTCCTTTGTAGATAGACTTTCAAACCAAGTACGACCCTTAGATTTTTCGCTAAAGAGAAGTCTTTGTCTTGTCTTCTGAAGGCTTTTAACCTTGCCAATATTAGCAGGCTCATCGTTTGTAAACCTGCGAAGTTTAATAACCTCATCCTTGATTCTTGCACGAACCTTATTGTCAAGATGTTGTTGTGTAAAATCAGCAATCTTAATCTTCTGCTTACTTTCTGCATCGTACCATTCACCCCAAGAATACGCAGACTCTCTAACTCTAGTTTCATTAAAATGCTTGTCAAACCACTTGGTAAGCATTACAGACTTTTGGTGCGGCTGTAAGTTTCCAGCCTTAACCTGAGCGTCAATTTCTCTAACATGGTTAGCGTAGTCCAAGATTCTACGCATATAATCAACATCCTTCTGTGTTTTTTCGTCAAAGATGCTAAAGTCAATTGTATCAAGGCTGATGTCGTCAGGATTCTGGAACAGGGCTCCACCGCTGGCCTTGTTTCTTTGCTTGGTCATTGCTACCGCATCATCATATTCAGCAACCGTAGGAATCAGATTCTTAATTTCCTGATAGGGTCTAGCCTTGTCTCCAACATAGGCCATGAAAACAACATCTGGACGACCATTGTTGAACTTGCTATACTGTTCGTAGTCCCAGTCAAAGGGTCTGAAGTCATCGACAAACGGCAATCTAGCAACAGCCTCGAAGCCGTAAGCCTGATACATATCGGGCAGTCTTGTGTCAAAGGCGTTAAGCCACTTTACCTTGCCAGTGGCAAGAGCCATGCGAACAAGGGCATCCACATCGTGCGAGTTGCCATGCTTGCCCTTTACAACGCTTCCAAGTTCGCCATCGGGAGAGATAGAAAGAACCGCTCTGCCATCTCCAGCCGCATATAATTCGTATCCGTTGTAGCCATTGACATCCTTAACTTCCACCGAAGAACCCCACGGCGTGGAGGCTCTAGCCGCCTTTGCCCACTCGACAAACTGCTCAGGGGTAGGCATGCCAATGCTTTCGGCACCAGTTTCTGGGTTCTGGTAAAGACCAAACTTACCATCAGAGGTAATGTGCTGACCGTAAATCTGCTTTTCCATTGGGCTCATCTCTTCATCCAACTTAGATGCCCATTCAGGAAGGAGACCAATCTTTTGGTCGGCAAATCTGGTCTGACCAAGAGTAGCCGCAAGAGCATCTGCCTGTTCCTTTTGACCAGCCTCACGGAGTTTTCTGACAATAGCCCGTTGCTTGTTCAGTTGGATGTTGGGTTCGTAAACAAAATTGACCCAAGAGTTCTGGCCTCTGGTTCCAGATGTCATGGCCCGTCTTGCAAGAGGGCTATACATTCTAGCGTGAACATCCCATGCGTTTTCTTCTCCGAGTTCTCCAAAGGAGTTTCCTCTTTCGCTGTGACCAAAGAAGTCATGTACAAATCTAAAGATGTCGTTAATACGCATCTCCTTGCCATTGACATCCTTAAAGCCAGACATCGCCAAAAGATTATTGGTCTTGATGTCTTCAGGCGTAACCTTTCTGTCCCCGTAATTGAAATCAGTTGCAAGAACTTTGAGGCTCTTGGTCTCTCTGATAGCCTTTATAACCTCTCTGCTGGAGCCGTAGGGCTCTTCGCTGGAGTAGTGCATTTCAGGCTTATACCCAGCCTCGATGATAGCATTATATTGCTCAAGCGTCTCATCGGCAAAAGCCTTAAACGCCGCTCTGACCTTAGGGTTCTCGGGCTCATGCTTCATTTCATCATAAGCCATACCAATCTTGAAAGACTTGTCCTTATTCAACTTCAAGATAAACCTGCCATCGCCAGTTGTCATTCCAAGTTTAGATTTTAGTCCTCTGGAAATTTCAACCGTATGGGGATTGTTAGGTCCAAATGCACCAACAGGCAACACATCATCTGGAGACTGGAAGAAGGTAGAACCTTCCTTGATACCAGAATTACGAGGAACAGACTCTCCGCTTATGGTCGTATCAATATTTGCAAGGTGCGTCTGCTCTGTTCCTCTCAATGTTGCATATATGTTATCAACTATAATGCCTCCGTCAAATGTGTTCAACAGTATAACGCCATCGTGACCAGCCTCCTTCGCTTGCTTCATTATAGAAGCATAAGTTTGCTCTCTGTACATTTCCCCCTTAAAGTCATAAACAAGAGGATTGGCAAAACCAACAATAGTTCTCATCTGTCTAGTGCTAGACAGTTGCATCTGCTTAAATGTGTCTTCAAATAAAGCCCTAATCTTGCTCTTACTGTCTTTGATTTTGTTTGTAAGTTCCAGTTGGTCTTGCATGCTCATGCGGTATTCCTCTTGTAGGGTTTCCAAGTCAAACCCTTGAGCCTGTCTTTCAATTTCCTTGTTCACTTCAACTTGGAGTTTTCTGCCAACATCCTTGGGTATGTCGTTAACTTCAATCATTGTTTGCAACTGTGCCGCTACCTGCTTAATTGGCTTGTTTTGAGTTTGTTGTTTAAGAGCCACAATGGCTCTGCTAACATTAGATTGAATCTTTGTCTTATATTCGCCCTGAAGATTTTGAAGCACTACCTCATCGTATCTGGGGAATGTCTTTTCAAGATAATCAAAGAAGTATCTATTTCGTTCAAGGTTGTTGGTCAAAGCGTTGCTCCATTTTTCAGTAACAGAGCCAACTCTCTCAACATCCAAGAACATCTTCTTGACCAAATCGTATGCTTTTTGCTTTAAAATATTTGTTTCTGGAGTAGATTTTATAGCCTGTATAGAATTAAGAACCAATCTCATTCTACCATCTCTATCCTTGGGCCAATATTCCTTAAATGTTGGGTCAAAGAACTCAGCCATAGGAACGCCAGCAAGAGCCATCAGTAAGTCGTTCTTTTCCTTAACTGGGTCTAGACCATATGTATGAGATGTTGATTGTCTGCCAGAATGGAATGTACCTCTTCCAGCCGATTCAGCACTAGTATTTCCACCAAGTTTTTCGGTAGAGTATGTTCTGGTTCTAAGCAACTCTATGCTTGGAGTTCCGTGTGTACCAACAACCATTACAGGTTCTCCAGTCTTAAATCTTGTGTTGTACTGGTCCATGCTTCCGCCAGCCGCCATGAACTCATCTAGGGAATACCGAACATTTGTTACTGTCTTTCCAGAGTTACGCTCAAGGAATCTTTCAAACCTTATAAGTGCCTCGGAAAGATAAACATCTCCCTGCTCAATAGCCCACTTGTAATTGCTCTTAAGGAATTCAGCCTCGGCCTGATTCTTGGCACCATATGTTTCAGCGGGCTGGAAAAACACTTCGTTCTTACGCTTCTGCTGAAACTCAACCATTCCGTCAAGTTTCTTAAGAAGTGCGGATGTATTGTTAATATCACGCTTGGCTTTTTCGCCCTTAAATTCGTCAGAAGATGTAAGCCTATGGTGAGTTCTGATGTCGTTCATAGCGACAGGAATCTCATCGTCAGGATGCATCATTCCATCCTCAGGATTCTGGAACATGATAGGAAGCCTGTCCTTGTTGCTGTAACCAAACTGGTTTCTAACATCATCCTTTCTGCCAAAATAATAGGCATCAATGTCCTCGACCTTAATGCCGTATTGACTGGCTACCTTTTCCTTCATCTTCTTAACATCATTGATGTTGATGTTTCTGTGGTAAGCGTCTTCTCCAACACCACCCTCAACATTGTCAGCAATGCTCATTCTGCCCCTATGAATAAGTTCTCCGTTTCTGTAAAGCGGAAGGTCAATTCTTCCCTTAAACGAATACGGTGTATACTTTCTGGACTTAATCAGTTCGCTAAACCAGTCTTCATGTGTATCGTAGTTCTCAACATCACCCTTAATCACCTTACCAGCAGGCTCGTTAAAGGAGTCGGCGGAAGCGTACCAAAGACCCTGCTTTTTATTTGAGGGTCTTTCGCTAGGCATTTCATTTCCAGTAATTGTATCAGTGAAGCCCCATCCATGACCTATCTGAGACCAAGTTATTGCTCCCTGTTCTTGAGGCAAGAATCTGGCCTCTCCGTCAATTATGGCTGAAGCCTTTCTAATCTTAAGGCCGCTTTCGTCTAGGCTAACAAACGGGTCTTTCTGTGTCTGCCCACGCCAGTAGTCATCTCTGCCTTCATAGTCAGGAGCCTGATACATACGCTCGGAGCCATCACGCTCTCTGAACATGCTGGCACCGCTTCTTTCTCTGGCAGTATCAGAGACAGGCGTAGGAACCATTGCTCTGCGGTAGGTCTTTTCATTAAGACGCATACGCATACGCTCGCCTGAATGAGCCTCAACACTGGAAAGGTTGGCTAGGGAGAACTTGCCCCAGACACTATCCTGCTCTGCTCCTCTATCTCTGAATTGTGCATCATGCCATTCAACGCTGGGAACAGAGTACTTGCCTTTAACCTCCTTGTTAGGAACTGCACCAATAGCCGCACAAACATACTTTCTGCGAGTTCTTGCTTCAGCCGTATCGCCAAAGAACTTGGTTGCAGGTATCGTTCCAGTGCCGCTGTAATGGTCAACAGTTTCAAAAACATGCTCCATGAACTGCTGGATATGGTCATACTGCTTCTGGAGTTCAGGGCTGTTGTTCCAAATCTTATGCATGCGGCGATTCAGAGCGTCAACATCCGCACCGTTCACATTGAATGTAAAGTGTTCCTTGGTGTAAGGCTTCTCAGGATGCTTGCCATTCTTGAGAGTGATTCTGAACTCCATGTCATAAGGCACGAAACTCAGAAGTCTCGGCTCAAAGTGATGCTTACCTCTCGTCAACTTGGTGCCATCAATGTCGTGATGCTCGAAGCCGTGGTAGTAAGCCTTAAGTACATTGGGCTGAGAGATGCCTCCGTCAACAATGATAGGAGCAAGTCTTCTGACATTCTGGGCGACATGCTTGGGAATGTGCTTCTCGATAATCTTAAAAGCGGCTTCTGTAGGGATGCCTCTGAATATAAGCGTGTGACCATTCTGCATGGCTTCACGCATCTGGACCCCCAACTTACCAGAAGGGGTAGTTCTAGGACGGCCTCTAGCACCAAAGAAGTTAGAGGTACGATTTCCGTATAGACCATCACGCTTTGCTTTGGCTATTTGGTTTGCAACAATGTCATCAAGACCAACGCCCATGTCTTGGAAGTCGGGGCTCTGGAAAAGGAAACCTCCAGCATTGCCAGCGGCATTGGCGTTTCGTCCAGCAATGGAGTCAAGGGTTCCGTCATCGTGAGTTCTGATTCCGTCATACGGAGCAGGTTCCTTATCTGTGACATAGAAGTCTAGGCCGTTAGCGTCAGCCGCATTTCGGTCAGCCATTTCTGCAAGTTCAAGGACCAAGGCATTACCTTTTGTCGCCATCTCCTTGTTGTACTGTTCGTCAGGCTTAATGGTAACAGTCTGACCGTCATCAGAAACATTCAGTCTGTCTTCGTATCCGTACTGTCTAGCATGAGCAAGGAGAGACGCACCCTGCAACGCACTGATGTCAACTCGTCTGTGGTTGGCATCCTTCATGCCTTCTTGGCTGTAGACTCTAACAAGGTCGGTAAACGCCTGCTCCATTCCCTTGTCAAACCTAAACTTGCCGCCATCCTTGTTCTTTTTAAACCAAGCCAAGAACGACTCCTTGGTGTTAACATCTGCTCCGTAATTGGTAGCAGTAGTCAGAGACCGCTTGGCAAACTCGTCCTTGATTCCTTCAACAAGATTTCTGACAAATCCAAGGTCTCCACCTCTAAGAATGTAGTCAAAGGGCTTTCCACTTTCCCAACCTAAGAACATTGCCTCACCGAGTTCCTCGGCAAAAACATCAAAGGCACTAGACACTTCGGGGGTTATTTCACCAGTCTTTTCATACCCGTCAATTGCCTGCTTCCAGTCAAGTGCGGTCTGGGTATTTCTTCTGACTCCGACAAGTTTGTCGTAAGCCTGATTCATAAATTTAACAGTTGCGGCTCGGTCTACGAATGCACCACCGCTTTCAACCTTGCCAGTAAGCCAGTTCTTAACATTGGAAACAATGTCCTGACCGTATCCAGCCTTACGCTGAATATAGTTCATAGCATGATACAGTTCTCCGAGGGGGGCGGTTTCAGACCTAATTGCAATGGGAGCCATAACCTCACCAACAAGAGGCTTTGTAACAGGTCTTGTGCCTGTGACGGTTTCCTTCTTGGGATATGGCAATTTGTCAACTACTCGTCTGCCTTCAAACTTGCTGACAGGTGGCATAGGCCCAATCATAGGCTGGCTTACCTTCGGCTGGGCAACCTCTCTTGCAAGTCTGCCCTTAAGCGGAATGCCGTATTGAGTTGTCTCAGATGTGCCCTTGGCAATTTCAGCGGGAAACACATTAACATTAGTACGCTCGCCCTCGACCTTCGTTTCAATTGTTTCAAACCTAGGAATGTCAATTGTTTCCATGACAGTTCTAGATGTTTCAAACTCTTCTGTTACCTGATGCGTAATTAGGTTTCCGTTTTCATCACGAAGAAAGCCCATCTTCTTACGCTTGACGAGATTACCCATGTCGTCCTTCAACATTCTGTAGTTATCGATGTTTATGATAACATGAGTCTGTTTGCTTTCTCCATCAGTAAACATGTGGAAGCCATGTGCATGTTCCTTGCCTTCGGCATCGTGCTTAACAAACATTCCATTCCATCCCTGACCACCAGCCTCCTTGGCTGTGATTGCCTTTTCAAATTCAATTCCGTTTGCGTTGTAAGTTTTCTTGCCAGTAGCAGGGTCAACAGTGAAAAACTTGGTGTCTGTATGTAGCAACTTAACAATGTCCTCATATGTCATGTAGGTCACTGCTGTATTCTCAGATTTCTCAAGCGTAAGCATTTGGCTCATCAATCTGAGTCCAGCATCCTCACCATGGTCACGCTGGATGTCCTTAATGAACTCATTCATTCTCTGGCTCTTGAGAATGTGATTTGCATCCTTTAAGTCCTTATGATGAGCCTCCCATTCCTTCATTGTACTAATCTTAGCAAACTTTCCAGACACAGTTCCCTCCAGTAATGCGGCATTATGACCAATCGCACCTAGGGCAATACCAGTACCAATACCGCCAGCCGCTCCTTCTTCGCCACCAGCAATGCCACCAATCACACCTCCGTAAAGAGAGCCATGCAACATTGTCTTACTGACATCCTTCATGTAGATGCTCAATGCTCCAGAGTTGGCAAGTCGCTTTCCAATTGCGTCTCCTGCGGCGGCACCAACTTTCATGCCTCCATGAGCCGCAAGTTTCTCGCCAACAATGCCAATGCCCTTTAGACCAGCATAAACACTAGCAATCGGGATAGCATATGGAATAGAAAACAGGGAATAGGCACCGATGGACCCGATGACAGCGTGTGTAAGGCTAGTGGGAGCATGACCAACCGCAGGTCTTGTCGTTCTTGCACTCTTGCCTCTGATATTAACAGGTCCGCCAATGGCGTTAGAAAGCATTTGCTCAACCTTGTTGTAACCAGCCTCCATGGGCTTAGTAATTGCATCGCTAAACTTAGACATATTCAGGCCAACAGACTCAAGGAATCTGGACTTGACGGCATTTCTTGATGCTCTTGCGGCTACGGCTGTAGCAACGGCACTTCCAGCATTGCCAGTCTTGAGAGCGGCGGCGGCAGTAGCATCTGCAATAGCCTTGGCTCCAGCCTTTCCAGCCGAACTCCCGCCCATCGTAAGAAACAATGTAGGGTCAAGAATATAAGAGGATGCTGTTGCCAGTTCTCTGTTAACACCAATAAAATCGTCAATCTGTCCTCCGAAAGCCTTTCCGAAAAGTTTTTCGTAAGTCTCACGCTCAGGCATAAACGCATTGGCTTTGCCGTTTAAAATCTGTTCAGACCTAGCATTCCATCTAGCAAGCGTAAGGAAGTCTTCATAGGACTGATTAACATCATTGCTCGGATTAACGAACATTCTATAGATAGGGCTGTCAGGATGATTAGCCGCCATTACGGCAAGACCACCAAGGTCTCTGGTTCCTCTGGCAAAGCCTTCTGCAAGAGACGAACCATAGGCAATGCCAAAGCCGAGAAGAGGATTGCCAGTAGCAAGCGAGATGCCAGTGCCTAGTGCCAACTTCTTCCAGTCTGTAGCGGCAGAAATAAGCCCACCGCCGACATCCTTAACTGTTTGAATAACGCCATCACCAACAGCACCCATGAAATTAAAATGCTGTTTCTTACGCCATTCATCGTAAACCTGAAATTCCTCAAGCGAAATCGTAGAACTATTAATCTCAATTTCATTCTTGTTAAGTTCAGACATCTTAACGGCGACTTCTTCCCCACTAAGAGGTTTAAGCAGTGCGGCTCTAAATGACTCTTCAGACATTGGGCCACGCTGAGCCTTGCTTGTCCGAGAAGGAACATTAGAGACGCTTGCGGCGGAGGCATACTCGCCTGTATTTATCTTGGCACCACCGCTATTCTCAGTCTGGGGTGCGACCTCTTCGTAAGAGGAGTCTTCTGCTTGGGGCATTTTTAGTAGGAATTGGATTCGTACACTTTTCTGGATTCGGCTTCAGCCTCTTCAACGCTGTAACCTCTTGCTCGAAGTGTATTGTAGGTCATTCTTGCCCTATCCATCTTCCCGTCAACTCCATCTTTACTAGTTCTTTCATAGGAAAAACCATATACCTTACCGCTGTCAATAAGGCCGCCCTCAAGTCTTGCCTTGTACTCCTTTAGAGATGCTATGGTTTGCTCTCTGAATATTGCATTCATAAACATCGTAGGGTCTCTAACGACCTTGTTCATGTACTCTTGGTCCTGATTAGACCAAGCACCAGACCCACCAATCTCAGTTCTGTTAGCGGCCTGAGCAGAGTTTGTCAATGCTGTAGCGATACCAGATATCTGGGCAGGCACCAACTTGCTGTAAAGACCCTCATTTTCTGCTATTTCAATCAGACGCTCAACATTCTCAACAGCCTTAGTTGAATGACCGATACCAATCTTAACCTTTTGGGCTTGGTCAATGTCGCCAACACGAACCTCCCCAGAGAAGGAAAAGCCATTCATTGTAACTCCGCTCATGTTTCTTACTTCTGCAAACTTCCTAGCATCGTCAATAGTCTTCTGGTCACGAATAGACATTTGAGATGCCTGACCCTTGTTTTCAATTATTTTAGTCTCGCCGTCAGGAAGAGTCACCATGGAGTGTCCAGTTCCAGTAAGGTTATAGACCTGCGGGGCTAGAATGCCCTTAGAACGATAAAAGGATTCCTTAGTAAATGTAGCAGGCTTTCCACCATTAGCGTCAAGGTAAGCCGACATAATTGCATACTCATCGTCAGTCTGTTCCGCAAGCGTTCTTTCAACCTGCTTTTCAACTGTAGTCTTTTCAGGAACATATCCAAACTGGTCGGCATTTGCGGCACGAACTTTAATTTCACTAGCGGAATAAGGAGTAAGTGCGGTTTGAGTTTCTTTAACTTTTGAAATAAGACTTTCTTGTCTTGCTTCAAGTTTTGCTTTTGATTGCTCTGCTTTTACTTTTGCATTTCTATAAACTATTTGTGCCTGCTTTCTTTCTTCGGCGGTCAACGGAACGCTTTCAAATTCGGATGCCCTGAACTGTTGACCAAGTCCCATAGGGTTATAAGCAGTTTTTACGGGTTTTCCAGCCTTACCTTGCATCTGAAGTTGTGCTGTTTTAGCCGCACCTTCAGCGGCTGTCATTTCTTGGAATAGACGCTCAGACTCAGGGTCGTTAAACTTTGTTACACTATATGTTCCTTTTATAGGAGAACTTTCAGTAGTTGTTTTGCTACCTATTTGTTCTAGGGCTATTTCTTCTTCTGCCTTTCTTAGTTTTTCAAGCCTTGCGTTTTCAGGATTATCAGCAGATTTCTTGAACTTTTCAGACTCTCTAGAAATGAATCCCTCAAGTGCATTAACATCAAAGGTAGGATTAAATGCTTCTCCATCCTTGAGCCGTTTAGGCTTGGAGTAAGCACTTACAAGCGGCCTCATGTTGGGGTTTGCTGAAAACTGAGGATTCGGGTCTCCTTCAGATGTATCTCCTTCTGCAATAGGTGCATTATCAGGGTCGCTCTTATAAGCAAGTGCTTCAAGGTCTTTTCTTGCCTGTAGTTTTTCTTCAGGTGTCGAATCCGCACTGTTAATCTTAGCAATAAGCGGCTTTGCCTCTTCTGTGGAAATTTTAATTGTCCTTCCTTCAGACAACACCATTTCGGTTTTTTCTTCCTTTACAGTCTTTGTCTTTGTGATTCCCTTGACTGCCGCCGCCGTTGCCTTCTTAGCCGCTTCAATTCGGTCTCTTTCTTCAATAGACTTCTTCATCTCAGCCAACTTAAAGGCATTGATAGCATTAGTCTGCTTGGCGGACTCCATGTTTAGCCGCTGGGCTTCACGCTGTTGCTGTTGTCCCTCAAGACCTTGACCAGTTTGGAAAGCCTGTAGTCCAGCCATCATCTGGCTCTTAGACATGTTGGCGACTCCGCCTTCCTTGTTTACAGCCTTATAAAGGTCATGTACATATTTAGGAGCGTCATCAGCAGGCTTACCCTTTTCATCAACACCATACTGGGATAGAACAGACCCTGTTGTTGCCTGAAGCGTTGCCATCTCTTCTCTTGCTCCGTTGTACTTTGCAACGGCATCAAGCATCGACTGATGTGTGGCCTGCTGTTGCTTAAGCACAGCATCCATGTTGCCAGAGACATTGAAAGCGTCTCCTCCTTGATATTGTCCAAAGATTGCCATAAATTAATTAGATTCCAGTTCTCCAGTTATAGGGAGCCGCATTATCAAATGAGTATCCAGAAGGAGAGAAACCTCCACCAGAACCAGAATATGAAGGTGCAACAGGTCCGATAGGTGAAGAATATTGATTGGGATTTGCAACAGCAGGTGCAGAAGCCGCAGAACCACCAAAATTACCAAACCCACCACCAGCGGCAAACGCACCAAACGAACCCATAGTCTGCATGAGTTGCTGTTGCTGTTGCATCTTGGACCTAGCAATACCCATTCCATGCTGATACTGCATACCCTGAGCCTGCGTACCCATCTGAGATTCAGGCTGGAATATCTGAGGCTGGTACTGACCAAGCATCGTGTTTGCCTGACCCATGAATTGACCGCCCGCACCATACTGCGACATGGCACCGCCAGCCATGCCAAGTGCGGCAGTCTGAAGGCTTTGGTCGGCACCAGCCATAGTGCCAGCAAACTGTCTAGCCTGCTGTTGACGCTGTAGGCCAAGGCCGTAGTTGCTAAGAACTCCTGCGGCAACTCCCTGCCGTCCAGTAAGTCCTCTAGCCGCCATCCCCATAGCCGCAGATTGATTGGCCTGCCTCATGTCTGCCGATGTAAGTCCTGTGCCAGCGGCAAGACCCTCTTGGGCCTGACGCATCAATTGACTATGCATTGTTGCCGCTTCTGCACTTTGAAGCATTCCTCTAGCCTGACCAGTGAGACCACCAAGAGTTGTCATGTATCCAGTTGCGGCCCTGTCTTGAACTCCCATAAGTGCTTCGTTTGACCTATCAAGCATGGAAATATAACCAGATGTACCATCTCCTCCGTAAAGTTGTCTATTAAGCGTCTGTTCTTGCAATCCTTGATATCTAGGTCTAAACTTGCTTTCTAGGTCTAGCAATCTACCCTGTATACCTTCTTGGGCAGTAAGATTGTTATTCATCAACTGTCCATAAGTAGGAGGCTTGGGAACCTTGGTTTTCTTAGAGCCAAATAGGCCACCAATGATAGCACCAACCCCCATGCCAATAGGCCCAAGGGCGGCACCAGCCATGGCACCAGACATGGCACCAGATGCGGCTCCGCTTGCTCCACCACCAACTGTATCGTAATCAGACATAAATTAATCAAAAACTAGGACATCGAAATCGACATCGGTTGGACCACCAGAACTACTGAAAATTCTGTACTGTGCTAGAACATAAAATAAAGATGATGTTCTTGTTCCATATTCACCCATAGAAACACTAGCATTTCCATCCCATTGTGTTGAAACCGCAGAAATAACATAGTCTGGCGATGACATTGGAGTTGTGAAATCAATTCTGTAATAACCAGTTGCAATCCTAGTAGCAGAGCAGTTAAATGGGGCTCTTCTTGGGACAAGGTTAGTGCCATCAAACCTCCAAGAACCGCTTGCCTTTAATGTTGGACCTCCTCCAGCGACAGTAAGAGTTCCATCAATAACAACATTGCCATGTATTGTTGCATTTCCATCAACATCGATATTTCCACCAACCCCTCCAAGTTCATTAACATGCAAATCACCTGCATCTATTTTTGCTAGAGCAACGCCAGAAAGATTGGTATTAGCAAATGTAAAGTTTTTTGCAGTAACCGAAAATTGATTAAGGTCAACGACACCAGCGGGTCTAGAGGTGAAGTATGCACCATTATACCCAATTCTAACACCATCTGATTCATTGCTGTGAATTATTGCATATCCTACATCAAAAAGCCTTGCATTTGGTCCGTCAAGTGTCGAGGATATTGCCAATGTATCTATATCTGCTGAATCAACGGAAAGTCCATTTACATTAATTGTTTGAGAGTTGATTGTGTCAGTAAACTGAAGTTTAGTCTGCTTAAACAAACTACCAGCCTTACCGATAAGCAATAGGTCTGTGTCTGCTGTTGCCGAATTTGCTGTTTGTTCTGCAATAGCACCACTAGAAAGTTGTGCATTGTTGACATGTTGATTTAGGTTACTAGCAGTTACGAGGGAGTTTGCCCCAGTAGATGTGTAAGTGTGACCTGCTTGAATTTGTGCCATGATTAGTCTTCGTTTTTGATTGTTCTGCCAATTTGATGAGCCTCTACAACGACAGATTTAATAGTAGGTCTTCCAGCAAGACAAGATAATTCAACATCAACACCTACAGAAACTTTCCTAACTGGAAACATTCTAGTCTTATCTTCAGAAGACTGAGTTGTCACTATGTCAAGAACCGTACTTGTATCTGGATTGTATGTTATGACAGATGTTTGAACAGTTCCATTGCTACCAAAGTCAAGGTCTGTGTGTATTGCTGTGAATCGCTTCTTGTGAAGTGTATTAAATGTAAACCTTCTGGTAAGTGCGTACCCTCTAATTGTAGCATATTCGTACACAATAGGCTCAAGGTAGAACGACAAAGGTATGCCTTCAGGGATTTCAGGACTGTCAAGCGTTGCGGCTATATATGGAAATCTTTCAAACGAAGGAGCCGATGTAACATTACCAAATTCATCGTTTTCCATCTCTTCCGTAAGGTAAATGCCATTGTTTCTAGTCCAAAACATCATTCTATTAACAACACCGCTAGAACCGCTTTTAGCAATTACTATTCCGTCTGCGTTAAAATTAGCGGGGTATGTGTCAACAGATTCCCACATTTGATTAGTCAGGTTGTAAACAAGTACATGACTGTTGTATGAACTATTATCAAGTGGGACAGCAAGGTAGTACCTACCGTTGTAAACTGTAGCAACCGAGTTTTGAACATACCTTTGGTTAATTCTGTCTATGTACTTCTGTATCTGAGTAGACATAGGAGCCGTGTTAGCCAGCAGGTTAGTATCCAACTGAGGCTCAAGCCTGTAAACTCCACGCTTAGATAGGAAAAATACATATCCAGACACATTGGCAATACTACGCTTGGCTATACAGCCAATGTCAAATGTCAGCGTTCTTACATACGACTCTGCCAAAATAACATCAGGGCCAGATGTGTTGTCAGCAAATTTTGCAGTGTATATACTATTGTTTTTAAAAACAAGAATCTCGTCTCTTGTCCAAGGATGAAACCCCACAATGTCCTGCTCATCGCCCTGATTGACCGTCAATGCTTGTATCGTAAGGTCAAATATCCAATTCCCAGTTGCGTCAGTAAGGTAGTCAGAGACGGCTATTTCGTCCTTGCTGTATTTACAATATATTCTGTTTTTATGATATATTGCTGTGCTGGTTGGAGGAAAATCACAGGAGGTAGGAGTTGTGCCACCAAGTTGAGTTCCGTCAATCGTTCCTTGCCTTACAACATCTACGGCAGTTCCATTAAACACAAGAACTGGCTTGGCAACTTGAATTGTATATCCAGATTGTCCCCCAGAGTGAGGCACTGTAAGATTGTATGTAAATGTTGTAGTTGTGGGAACGGAAGCAACTACAAAGTTATTTGTAGCCGTTGGTCCGTTCCATTGAGCGTGATGTGTTTCAATAACAAACTCATCTCCAACAACAAGTCCATGAGGAAGTATGGTAGTAACCCTTATAGACGATGAACTTCCATTGTTTTCAGCCTTTTGAGTAGGACTAGGAGAGTCGCAAACAATATACCTAGTTGCTTCACCTCTAAGAATATAAAGTTTATTTACCGCTTGAATGATTTGTATAGGTCCAGTTATGTTTCTTCTTCCATTCGGGAATGGATATCTAGTTCCTATTGTTTCAGTAATAGGGTCAAAGAGCGTCAAGTAATTTGTCGATGTACCATAATTGTATGAAATGAGGGCTATTTTTTCGGAGCCATCGCTTTGAACATAGATGCCAGCACCAATGACAGTTCCAATATAATCAGCATTGGCTTGGTCTAGAAGGCGTTCAAGCCCCTTGCGAACCTGCAAGGTTTGAAGGTCAAGTCGGATATTTCTCCCGTCTTGAAGTATTCCTGACTTTAAAGTTGCTGGATTGGCCCGTGTATCTATTCCAATAAATCCAGCGTCTCCATCGACTTGACGCTGTGTATTAGCCATTAATCTTTAGATTTAAGTTTTCGCAGGACTTCCTTGCCCCATTGCACCTTCTTGGAGTTAGCATTCTTGACGCCAGAATAGAAGCCAGCAACAAACAGGATAACAGTAGCAATGAGATAGATAAGAAGTTCAAACATATTAGGAAATAAACCAAGTATTTGCGGCAACCTTAATTAAAACACTAACTCCAGAAGACGCAGTTGTATATGAAGAACCTCCATTGATTGTAGACCCACTCATATTGTTATCTATGGTACTCCCAGATGGGGCACAAATAAAAAACTTAGTCCCAATTGGGAAATCATATGTTCCGTCATCTGGAACGCCCAAAGTATATGTTCCAGCAAAATAAATAATAGGAGCAGTACCACTGCTCAATGGACCACTTGAGCCATGGGTGTAAACATCGCCAACAAGTCCACGGGAACTTAGAGTTGTTCCAACTCCAGAACCATTTTGCATACGCAGGGTGTTTGCTGTAGAGTCGTACTTAAACGAATAGTATCCAGACCCCATCGAGTAACCATTAAAATTACCAGTAAGGTCAATGTTGGTTACTGACAGGGTAGGAACTGTAAATGCAGTCCAAGCCGCATTCTGTCTGGCATAAAGGCTTCCATCGCTAGGAGCATCTGAAATGCCACCGCCGCCAGTTACAACAGCCCAAGCCGCATTCTTACGAACATACTCAGAGCCGTCAGAAGGAGCATCAACCAGATAAGAACCAATGGGCTGATATGTGCTACTAGCCGCAGAGGTAGTCAAATACGAAGTCATACCAGAAAGCGTCTGGTAGGTGCTTGAGGCAGTTGCCGTAGTTAAATAACCGCTAATAGAAGCACCAGCAGGAATGGTCACAACTCCTGTAAAGGTAGGGCTGGCTTTTGCGGCATAAGTAGTGGACACAGCACTACTTGTCATAAACGGATTAGCCGTTGTAGGGCTAGAACCGCTTGTGATAGCACCAAGTTGCTGGGTACTTATTTCATTACCAACTTCGACAACATTGGTAGGAATCTGAACCGAAACAGACAGATTAATACTCATTAGATTGCGGAAAAAGCAACATGAACAGGAGTGCTAGAGGCAGTAGAAAACGCCCTAACATGACCGTTGTAGTTATCCAAAGAAATATTAGAAAGGGGCGGAACAAGAAGTCCAGCAGAACCAGTTTCTGCAAATCTTACCTCAATAGTGGCAGTTGCAGACTTATTCTGGATAATGACAATGATGCGTCTGGATGATGTAGCATTATGGTCAAGAATTGTGCTTGCCGCAGTACCGACAGTAACATCGGCATGAACAAACGATTTTAGAATCGGAGAAGAAAGATTAATATAAGACATGTCAGTATGGTTGTATAAAGTTTATTTTTTGAACCTGCCCCTGCTGTCTGACAATCTTATCGATTTCGACATCAAGGAAGTGCTTTGCCTCTGCTTCCGCAACCTGTGCGGAATCGAACTGGCTTTCTGACCTAAGGTAGTCGGCAAATACACCTCTTGCAATATATTGTCCAAAAATATACGGAACCTTGACCAATGACCAGTTTGGCGATGTGGCTGGGTTTGTATTGGTGTTAGCGGTCAAGCATGTGTAAAAATTGCCTTTAAAAGTTTTTCCAGCAACAGGCTGATAAGTGCCAGAGTTAGAACCACTGTCAAAGTAAGTCTGAGCCCCGACACTGTAAGCAATTGTGCTAGACCATTTATCGCCATTAAAAACAACTGGCTCTATTCTATACTCAATCCACACTCCGTCCGTATGTGCCATGTTTAAAACAAGTCGCTCCTGAGTGTCAGTATGCTGAATAAGAACATTAAGATTTCTAGCCCTTGTTGCATGAACGGGATTCAAATCCCAAATACCAATTACCTCTCCAGCACCAGCAGGCTTTAGACAGTAATTGACATCTCCATCTTGAACGACAGAAACATTCTGATACCTAATAAGGTCGGGCCACCTATCGTGTTCCCAAGCCATAGTTATGCGGTTAGAAGCAAAATCCCTAAGTTGACAGAAGGTGGAATCAGTTATCTCATTCCTGTCAAGTCCGCAAAGTTGAATAGTGTCTACCAGTATCTTGCTAAAATCAACAGTTTTCATTAAGCAATATGTCCAGTAGAATCAAAAATTGTGCCGTTAACAACGGTCTTCTTGGTGTAGTTCCTGACAGCAACCTCGGGATTGTCCCGAAGAAACTCTCTTAGAAACTGCTTGTCCTCCCAGCAGGCAAAACCAAGTACATGCCCCCAGTAATAAAAAGCGTCAGGAGGGATTTTCGCAACCAGCCTCCCAACGCCGTCAATGTCCTTTGCTTCGTTAGAATGCCCGAACTTGGCAATCTGCTTAGCGTCAGCCTTAGCCCTAACCTGATTCATTGCCCACCCCTGACGGAACTCCCGTTCCACCTCCGCTCGGAGATGGTCAGGAATTACATCAGTGATGGAAGCAATGAGACCAGACATGGGATTAACTTACATAGTCGAACTTACCGAAGGCGAGCGGGTTCTTCACGATGACGGACGCAATAGCGTTAATCATTCGAGCAGGACCACCACCATTGTCAGTCAGTTCCTTCACCCCAGCAACCGAACCGCCGTAGCGAATTTCAGTCTGCTCCATCGGGAGAACATAACCGCAGAAGTTATTCTTCAGGAAGAGCGAAGGGTGCAGACGAATCTGGCCGAAATCGCCCTCGAAGACATCAATCGAGGAGATGTATGTGGAGTCCGTGGCATCACGGTTGAAGGTTCTGATAGCCTGCTGGGAAGCGGCTGTGTCAGTACGGTTAGTGTAGACGAGGTTTGTGAACGCTCTCTTCAGGTTCGGGCCGACAAGGCCGTCATACGAGCGGAACTGACCAGTCTGGTTGTAAATCGAGGTCAGGATGTCCTGAACCGTGATTTCAGTCAGAGTGGAAACAGCCGCCGTGGATTCAACGGTAGCAGTCGCATTACCAGCCACCGAGGTAGCAGGGGTGCGGAAGGCATCGTTGAAATTCAGGTAGGAGTCAGCGGCAAAAACACCGCCAGTGCAACGAACCGAGCGAGTCCAAGAGTCGAGACCACGGGTAGCAAAACCCTGTGTCGAGCCGTTGTCAGCCTTCGGGAGGTTGTTCGAGCAGAAGGTCTTTTCCATGTCACGCTTGAGCATTGTAATGCCCTTAGCAACATTGTTCGCCAGTTCGTCCTTAACGCCAGCAACGACAGCGATGTCGAGGGTAAGCGGGGACACACGGACGGCCTTGCGGAATTCCTGAATGTGGTTTTCGATTTCGTAGCGATACTGAGTGCCGCCATCGTTAACGAAGTTCTGAATGGTAGCACCATTCGGGTCAACATCAGTGCCGTCAACGATGCCAGTCTGGTCAGAGACAGCAGTGGGAAGACGGTCAACCTGCCAGCGGAACTTTGTATTTCCGGGCTTGGAGCCCTTCGGGGCCATAGATGTGAACGGGGTGTCCTTTGCATCGACAAGTGCGATGAGGTCAGCGAGGTCTTCCCGCTTACCAGAGACGATATTAGGTTCTGTGAGTTTTGCCATGTTAGTATGGGTTTTGTAGTAGTTAGATGAACTTAGAGGCTATGATTGCCGCAAGGTCGTTCTGGGAATTAGACTTAATATATCGTCTTGTTGCTTCAGGGTCTCTCGCCTCACGGGAGCGACTGGGTGTAGCATAAGATGATGTAGGCTGGATAGGTGCTTTCTGGATATTTCTACCCCGATTAGCGTTTTCTCTTGCTCGCATGCCATTGATATAGTCTCCGATGACTAACTGGTAGTCAGGGAAACGGGTGACTTGGGGAAACGCCTTAATGAACGATTCTGCAATTTGTCGTTCCTTAGATGTTTTATCCTTAAGCCACGGATATTCTTTGTATGCAAGGGAATCGACCTTAGCCTTTGTCTGAACATAATTCAGCCGCTTGGGTAGGTGTTCTTCCAGAGCGTCCATAGCATTAAGTTTAATACGCTTAACATCTTCCGATGTGTATTCCGTCTCCGAACCATCGGCATTCTGCACGACAACTCCGTTCGAGTTTTCCTCGCACCATCTCCTAACAGACTTGGCCTGAGCATGTTCTGCTTCGATTTCTGCCAGTGTGTTTAGGTTAGCGTAAGGAACTTCCTCGTCAGACTTGACGACAATTTCCGTGGACTTAGACGACTCGACCTTAGATTTGAGGCTTTCAACCTCTGCCTGAAGTTTTTCGGCCTGTTCTTCAGCCTGCTTACGCAGTGCTGTCAACTTGTCGATTCGCTTCTGGACACCCTTAGTCTGGAACTCGCTATTTTCGCCCTCATTAGCCTCTTCTTCCTGTGAATGAACTTCTTCGCCATTATCAATAGAGTCCGAGAAATCCCTGTTATCACTCGTATCTACCAACTGGTCTTCAGAGTCATGGTTACTGGGAGACTCAACGCCCGCTTCTTCGCCATCTAGGGCTCCGAAATCCCTGCGTAGGATGCTCGCAAGGTCTTGTTCATTAAACTGACTAGACTCAGTTCTTTCTACGACTCTTTCGCTATTAGGCTGGGCAGAACCGTTTTCACCCGTTTGGTTTGTATTCATGCTAGTAAGAGCAAGGCTTTGTTTTTATACAGCGTTTAAAGTTCGCAGAAACTTGTTGTTAATTTGATTGCTTATTTTAATATTACAACAACAATATTAAGCAAAATGTATTTTATAGCATTCTTGCTATTAACTGACTTCTGGCCTAATTCGCTCAAGTGCGTTTTGTCTTTCTACAACAAGAGCCTCATACAAATCCTTCATGGATTCAGCCCGTCCACAGGAATGGATTCTTGACTCACCTGTGCTGGTGTGGGAAATTGCCACAGAGGTTTCAGCGTCAATATTCTCCTTGATTATGAAGAGAATTGTATCCCAGAGGCGATTCTCCTCTGTGAACGCAAAGACATTATTGTCGTACTTAAAACTCACTGCTGTTGCTCCTGTTGGGCCTCCTGTTGCATCTTATCAGACACGGGCGTAACGCCAGTTCTTCCAATCTGCTTATTCTGCTGTTGCATAATTGACATCTGGAGGTTCTTTTGGTAGTTTTGCATCAGAGCCGATGTCATTTGGTCTCCCTGCATTGCCTGCTGAACCTTCGGGGACTTGCCAGCGATTTCCTGAAGATACTGCATCTTAGTTCCAGCACTGGGGTCGTTTTCAACATATTGAGGTTCAATTCCAGCAAGCATCTTAACAATGTCGTTTTGGACATCGTTATACATTCGCTGGGAGGCAGATGTCTGGTCAAGAATGATTTCCTTGGCAAAGTCAGGGCTGATGGCCTCAACCAACTTAGCCACCAACTTGTTTTTATCAACAATGCCTCCGCTATCCAGCGGAAGGACAAACTGGCTGATGGCTTGGAGTTTCTTCATCACATACTCATTGTCCATATCACGAACATCAAACTTGACATCAAAGTCAAACTGGTGTGCAATGTCTGTGACGGAAACATTAACCTGAGCCCCAGTGATACGCTCCAGTTCTTCGGGCGGCATATACTGGACGCACAACTGCAAGAGTTGAGTGTAGATTTCACCCCAACTGTTGAGCCAGCCATCAACAGACATCTGCTGTAGCATCTGCGTCTTTGTAGGTGCAACAAGTTCGTTGGTAAGGCCAAAGTAGTTGCTAACATTCTTTTCAACCTGCTGGATGAGATTCATCGCAAGGTTCGGAGAACCATTGGGAGGAGACAAGAATCCGTAGTCATCAGGTGCTGTGACGGGAAGTTGAATTCCTGGCCCAACTCTATTTATTCCCTGAATCCGTCTCTTAACAAGAATAGGAGGAAGTGTTTCAAATGCAGTTCTATCACGAAGAGCATCATGCTGAGCCTTAAGTTCAGCCTGCTCGGTCATAAGAATCTCGGGAATACCACGGGATTCCATGATGGACTTCCTGATGTGTTCTCTTCTCAGTTCAACAAACGGATAATTTCCGTGTGCATAAGCCAACTTCTCATGCTTAAAGTGTACATTCTTCTTGCCGTTGGGACAGAACACCGTGTTGTAAATGCACAGGTTTCCGTTTTCATCAATCTGCTTGGTGTAAGCGTAAATTATCTCAATGAGGTTTCTGGAACGATATTCTTGACCACCCATAAGGGTAGCCACAGATGTGACATTGGGGTCTGTGTACCAAGAAATATTTCCAGATGTGGAAACGGCATCATCAACAGCCTCCATATCCCACTTGTCAGACTTCACCATGCTAAGGATTTCAACCTCAGTCATGTAAAGACGCTTAAACACAACTCTGGCCTTTTGCAGTTCAATGGTCTCAGGCGGGAAGGATATTTCGTCATACGGCTTAAGTGCCGTAAGCCTAGGCAGATTCTTTGTGATGGTCTGAACAAAGATAGTGGACTCTCCAAGTTCACGAAGTTCACCAATCATCTTTAGAATTTCTTCGTCAGTAGCATTGGGCATGACGGACTGGAACATGGCTCTAGCCATCTCGTCATCCTGACCGCTCTGAATAGCCTCAGGAAGTCTTGTGACGGGGTTTTCAGGCTCATCCTGAGCAAGTGCCTGAGCCATCTCAACCAACTCGGACATTCTAATCTTCTGGGGCTGTAGTCCAATCTCCTGCTCCCAGCAGATGTGCATCGCAGACCAACCATAGTGGTTTGCGTATTGGGCATACAGTTCAGCCTCTCTTCTGGCTTCCATACGCAGTCTGCTAGACACGACATGCGTAAGGAGCGTGGACATCGCCGCCGCATTGGCGGCATCATCGACAGTGAGTCCAGAGACTCTCAACTTCGAGTTTTTCCAAGAATTGACCCACATGGCGACCTGCTCGTTGATAACCCTGTCGATGAGTCGCATGCGAACATCGGATGCACCCTCGAAAGGCATTGCGGGGTCGTTATGCTTTCTATTCTCGGAGTGCTTCTTGCCGTCATTGGTCTGACCATCCCACTTGCAGTATCTGAGATTGTCGGACTCGACCATCTCAACCGTATTGCCGCCGTTATACAGCGAGCGTCTAAATTCGGACACCAGTTCCTGAACATCAGGAAGTTCCGATGCGTGTGCGAGTTTGTCCCGCTTGAGATTATACTTAGATTCCATTGACGAAAAGGTTATTGTTTATGTGATTGATAAGAGAGTCTCTGTGAAAACGAAAATGTCCGCCGAAAGTTTTGTATATCTTAATATGGCCCTTTTTTCTGAGCATGTCTAGATACTGACCTTCTAGGCCAGTCATAGCCTCCGCCATACTGCGAGTCAAGAGCAAAGGATACTTGGCATCAATAAGAATGCGATTTTCCACGGGCTTTGAAAATACCGCCTCCTTCATAGACGGGCTCCATAACTGAAAGGTATCGGAGGCAGTCGATTGGGTCTTTGCATGCACCTTTTTCCCCATCGGCGTTTGTCCATTCTCTGAGTGAGAATATGAGGTTTTTGCAGGCTTCTGATACATAAAGTTTTGGATGATTGATTGATGTCAAAGGTTCTCCGTGGTTATAAAAGAGCAGGTCATTTATAATTGCAACACCTTGTTCGATGTGAACGCCAGCGGCTGGTGCAAAGTACATAGGCTTATCTCCGCCGTCAAGAAGTTCTATGAGGCTTGTGCCTCCATCTCTGCCAATTGACTCCGTACCGCCTGCCCGAGGGTCAATGTAACGCTCGGCTATTTGTTCGCCAGCCTCAAGTTCGAGAATTAACTCCTTATAATCGTCAATACCACGACCAGCACCGTTTCTTTGAGCAGAGCCCTGCTTGCCATCGCTCTTTTCGCCAACAACAGCCCATTCTCCATTAGAAATGTCGGGCCATTCTCTATAAACATAGAGATTTCCATCTTTTGCCGCTCTAAGCCACAACATAAACCAATTTCTGGCTCCAGCGGGGTCAACAACCATGTAATTTGTGCCTTCTGTCGGGATTTGGTCTTCTTTTACAATGTTTTGGTCTGTAAAAGACGGGAATTGCGAGCCAACCGTGTTTTCTGCCCATCCATATGCTCGGATTTTGACTTCATTTGAGGTTTTGCCCTCAAGTGTTGCCGCCAACTGGTCAAATGGGTTGTAAGGATTGAGTTGGGAGTGAAACCAGACGACTCCAGAGTTGGAATTAAAGGATTCAGCCAAATAAGGCATGTGACCAGCGGGGCATCCGCTGACATGAACACGCTTTTCGTCAAGAAGTGACGCTTTTAAGGTCTTTTTGAACGAGCAACCAGCAACATAATCTTTGACGACTTGGCTGTAGCCTAGAACTGGCGTAAATGTAATAACCAATTTACCTCGTCTTGTGATAACACGATAGCGTAAAGTCTCAACCCAGTCAAGAGGGACAAGTTCATCGCACCAGATAAGGTCAACCTCACCACCTTCAATGACCTTTTTGTCCTGTGCGTAATTCATAAAGAAGCACTGGGAACGATTAGGCAAAATGAATGTGTTATCCGAAAAGCCATTCTTCTGGCTATAGGATATGTTTGTAATCTTTGTCTTCTTTGCGTTCTTTAATTCAGGTGGCATGTACTTCCAAAGCACATTCTGTTGCATCTGAATTGACGAAGAATTGGTTGTATGCAGGCACCAGACTCTTGCGTCTGGGGTATTTACTAAAGTTTGAATTACTCTTTTTGCGGCCCACTCTGTTTTTCCCGCTCTGTTTCCACCAAGGATTAGAACTTCGTTTTTTCTTGAAAGAATTGCATCAGCATCCTTCCAATGTTGAGGTTCGTACCCATGCCTATATGGGTCCATTTTTTCCGCAAGTATCTTATCTTCACGGAGTTGCAAAAGTTCCGCAACCGCATCAACGCCATTTCTTTCAACAAGACCTTTAATCTCCTCTATTGACGGAGCAACAATGACTGGATGAGGAGTCAACTCAATCTTGTTAATATCCATTAAGCAATAGGCACTCTTCTCTTGGGGTCGTAATTAATAGCCTTGGTAGTTGCCTGTGCCTTAGTTTGGTATTCTTTCTTAAGTTCAGGATTGCTTTGCGTAGAAATCCACTCGGCGTTTGACAATGGAGTAGAATCCTTAGCAATTCTGTCAATAAAAGAACTAATTAGCGGACCTCTAGTGCCAGACCTAGACAATCCCTTTTCCCATTCTGGTCTTGCCGCTTCTTCTGCCTGCATTCGTGCTTGGGATTCCCTCCATGCTGGGCCTCCTATTTCAGCGTTGCCAGCAGTAACTGTCAAGTCCGTAAGGTTGCCAAATCCAGAAAGTAACTTACCAGAAACGCCAACAACTCTAAGTGCGTCTTTTGCCGCATCGTCAACGCTTGTTGGAAGTCCAAAGAATTTCTTTCTAATCTTATTCTTTGCAAGTTTCCAACCAACCTTTCTAGGGTCGTCAATGTTCATGTCTCTGTCTTGACTTTTGCCCTTAAGTTCAGCAAGTTCAAGGTCTTGCTTGTATTTGTCTGTAGATGCTTTTAGAGCCTTATCACGCTTTACCTCTTCAAGCCAGTATGTTGTGGCAATGTCACGACCCTTGACTCTTTCGTCCATTTTGCTTTGGGAAATAAGCCCATCAGCAACAGCAAAACGCATAGCCTCATCATGCTCACCCGCCGCATACACATCGTCAGCGGTATTAGCAATACCTTGACGGTCTCCGCCAAACTTAATGACTTCCATTAAAGCCTTACTGTCAAAGTCGTTAGGAAGAGATGGACTAAACACTGGATTGCCAATGTTTGTCTGAAATGCGTTCTGTTGCATGCTTCTGATGGCATCACCAGACCTTATGCCATTCGGATTCATAAACATGGCATTCCTAATCATTGGGTCAACCAATGCAGGCTTCGGCTCTTGAGGCTTTTGGGCCATTAGCACTTACCCTTCTTGTAGGAAGCCTTCTCGGACATTTCCTTCTTTTTAGATTCGCTTTTTTCGTGCTTCTTGGATTCCTTGTGATTTTCTTTATATTTAGACATTTGATTTTAAAAAAGAGTTCATATGCTTTCTGGTTGCAGAAGTAACGCAAGCGTTTCCTCCTGTAAATCTAATATTGACTACCATCTTAGGCTTATATTCCTTATTGTCCTTGCAGATAGCCATGTGCTTGACACCAGCAATCTCAACCTCAACTAGACGCTTATTCTGGAAACCGCTCCTAATAACCTTACCCTCGACAGCCGTAGGCTTGTCAACAATAGCGTCAGGCTTAACGCCAATCTCGGATTCTATCCACTTAACGCCCTCCTCACTCCAAAGCCAACCCCACAACTTCTCAGGCTTTTTAGACACATCTCTAATCCAAGAACCCTCAGGAGCCTTATCTCTCAATGCCTTCATCTCTGGCTTTCCAAAGCCAAGACGCTCCCTTAATTCAGATTCCTTAATCATTCGACCATGAAAACCATATAAAACAATAAGTCAAACGGAATCTACACTTATTTAGAAATAAATCTTTCATATATCTGCCTTTTCGGTTTGACTAAATTTAGTAAACCCCCTTAGTAATCCCCTCTGGTTTAAGAGGCATATAGGTTTAGGTTTAGTCTATTTGCAAAAAATTGTGTCTGGTTGAATGTCTCCCCTCATTGGGGGGAAATGTTAACAGTGAACCCCCCCCTCCCCATCCACTGTTACCATCGTGTCTCTTTTTAGACAGGGTACAGGGTAGGGAGGAGGGGTCACCTGACCCCTTGGGGTTCAGCCGTTGAACTGCTGCTCCTCGACCCATTCGAGGGCTTTGGCGGCTTCGGCCCTCAGGAGCCGCTTGGCGGTGCCAGCGAGGCGGGAGGCGAGGTTGCGGCGGCGGATGGCGGTGTCGATGTCGCCGTTGAAGAGGGCCGTCTTGGCGGCCTCGGTTGCCTTGCGGGCCTGAGTGATGCGGTGGCGGACTCGGTTCAGGGTTCGGGTGGTGGGGGTCATGGTGGGTGGGTGGGTGGTGGGTGGGTTGGTGTCGTGGTGACACCTCCAATCTACGGGATAGGGGGGGTGGTGGTCGAGGGGTGGTCGGCGGTGGGGTGGTCGGCACCTCCTGATGAGGAGGGGGTGGGTGCCTACGAGAGGGGCGGAGCGGCGGGGGTGGGTAGGTGCCTACGGGAGGGAGCGGGGCGGGGTGGCTAGGTTTCGCCTCAATCGTTTCCGCTCAACGGGTAGTGTAGATGAGGGTGACGATGCATGTGAACAACAGGGCGGTGGTCAGGAGGGATAGGAGCATGGATTCAATCTACTGGGTGGGGGGGGTGGTCAGGAAGCCCGCTCCACATGCCCATTCTTCCGCTTGGAGGCAAGTACGCACTGCTTCGCTTCGTGGATAAGGGTGCTTTCGAGGGAGGCGAAGTACGCAGACCCAGTGGCCTCGGCCTGCTTCCCCGCATCGATGGCGAGGGCTTGGAGTCGGGCACCCTCGGTTCGGTACCACTCCCGCTTCACGCTGTCAGTGATGCCCTTGGGCAACTGGCGGTGGTGCAACTCGGGAGAGTCAGTGGCGGGGAAAGCCTGATAGGCGGTGAAGGCGATGGGGGTGTTGAGGCGGGCCATATGGGTGGGTGGTGGGTGGTGGGTTGTTGGTACTCTTCCAATCTACGGGGTGGGGGGGGTGGTAGTCTAGCCCACCGAGGAGAAGCGGATGTGATTGGCGGGGAGGAGCATGGGCAGGTGTTGCCCATCGGAACCCGTAAGCATGACATTATACGGGGTGATTTGCATCGCCATGGCGGAGTGGGGTTCACCCATGGCAATGAGGGCATCGTATACATTTTCGAGGGCTTTGCGGGCCGCATCGTGGGTGTCAAAGGTGCAGGTGTCGGGGGTGTTGGGCAGGAAGCGGACGACTTGTCCAGCGGCGAGGGTGACGGGCACAGTGATGGCGTAGCGGGTGGCGGGGGGCATGATGTGGTGGGTGATGGGTTGTTGGTACTCCTTCGTTTTACCGAGGGAGGGGGGTGGTAGGAAAGGGGATGGGATAGGAGCGGTGCTTTGTGAGCGGTGTTCCCGAGACTCGGATGAATAGGCGAGGGGGAGGTTACGCTCCTATCCCAAAGGGAAAGGGGGTGGGATGCCTGCCTTCCGTACTGGTCAGGCATCCCGTCATGCAATCAACTTTCAATCAACATCCCCACATTACCCAGTGGGGGGGGTGGTAGCCAACTACTCGGCCTTCGTGGGCAGGGGGTCGGCCTTGGGCAGGTAATTGGCGATTTCCTGCTGGGCGATTTCCACGACATCCTTGATGTCCATGACCTTGCGGCTCACATAGCCGTGGGGCGTGGTCGTGGTCTGAACGATGGCTCGGGAGCGGCCCTCATCCGAGGTCAACTCCTTGGCGGGGTAGGCGGCGAGAAAGGCGGCGGCGGAGTCCCAGTCGATGCCCACGAAGAAGGATTTCGAGTAGTTGTAGTGGCTGATGTGGTGGTACTTGACGATGTCAGGCTTGGGGGTGTTGCTCATATGTGTTGGGGGTGAAGCGGTTGGTGATAAGATTAGATTAAGGGATGGGGGGGGTGGTAGGGAATCACTCGTTTTCGGAGGTGTCCTCATTCCAGCGGTTGCACTTGGCCTCGGCGGCGGTCAGGGACTTGCAGGAATCGGCAATGTAGCCGTCAGTGGTCTCGTAGATGACCCATGCACCTGCATTGGGATTCGCCCAGATGGGGTCGGTTTGGGGGAAGGAGGTGATGGGGCGGACTTCGTAGGGCATGGCGGTTATGGGTGGTGGGTTGTTGGTACTCTTCCCTTTTACTCGGTAGGGGGGGTGGTAGTCGAGTCGTCCCAAGTGGCACCCACAGTGTTCCACATCCGCATCACCTCTACGGCCTTGTCCAAGCCCTCGGAGGTATCGGGGAGGTGCATGAGAGTGATGCTGTCGATGTACGCATCGAATTCTTCATTAGATTCGCCCTCATTTCGGTAGCGGTGGGGGTGGGGGATGAGGCGGTAGTGACCGCTACGGGTGATGTAGTCGGCGTTGAAGGAGATGCTCGGCCCCATGACGCAGTAACGGGAGGCGGTGATGTCGGGGGTGTCGTTGGTGGTTTCCATACAATCGTTTTATTGGTTAGGGGGGGTGGTAGCCAATCCAGCATCGGGAACCTTCTGCCACATCAGCGGCGGTTCCAATAGCGTATAATGCAGGCATACATGTTCAAAATCAATATGTGTAGCATCGTTAATATCGCCCACCCATTCCATGTCCCTGTAATTCCAGTATTGGTTCAGGTATTTATTGTATTGAGCAACTTTCATATCAATCAGTTTCCGATACGCTTGTAGCATTCAAGGAATTCAAGCCAGCCAGCGATGAATAGTTTCGCATCACGCTTTGTCTTGAAGGAATTTTCGCTATCAATCAATCCCTTGGGATTCTCGGAGGTGTGCAGATATATGGTCACAATCCACACATTCTTACGCTTGACTGGTTCAGAGCCGATATAGAAGTTGTTTCGCATTTGTTTGTTGGTACTATTTCAATCTATGGATTAGGGGGGGTGGTAGGAAACCTCACTTTACCGAGTGGGTGAATTCATACCACACACCATCGTGCTTGAACGAGTAGCCAGCGGGGCGGTCAGCCCTAGGGCAATAGCACTTCAAATCAAGCATGCCAATAGAATCGCCTTCATTAATGATGGCACACTCATTCTGGTCGAAGCCGATGAGGATGTACTCATCATAGCCGATTTGGGTGGGTGCCGAACACTGGACAGTGACAGGGGGTTGTTTCATACTTTCGTTTTATTGGTTAGGGGGGGTGGTAGAAAAGCGGTGGCTATTCGTAAACAGGCACTTTAATGGTGGTGTTTTCGCCTAGCACCTCTTCGAGGTAGATACGGTGGGTAGCCTCGGGGCTTGCGGATGATATGCCACGCACTTTTCGGGTGTTGCCCCATTGTTCGATGGTATCATCCTCAAATACCGCACCGCACTGGTCACGAAACAGACTCTCACCAGCCTCTTCGAGGGTTTTGTTGGAGGCATTTTGCCACCACTCATTACCCAGCGGGATATCCTTTACGGACATGGAACCGACAAAGCGGTGGTGGTCGTAGTAGCAACCGCCCTCAGCGGGGGAGTAGCAAAGTCGGGTGACTTCGTAGCAGGTGATGTATCGGGGGGTGGTCATTGGTTCGGTGTTACTCTTCCCTTTTACTCGGTAGGGGGGGTGGTAGAAAAGTGGGTTGGAGGGGCAATGTCGTTACACCAAATTATCAGCGAACAACTTGACTCGTCTTTATAACACCCGTTGCAACAGGTAGTCTCCAATCTAGTACGGACTGCTAGATACAATCCGTGAGCGTTTGTTTCAAACACACAAACAAGTGGCGGGGTTACCGCAGTTACTCTTCAGCCATTAAGGTCGTAGAGGTCATCATCGGACATCGTGGCTTCTTTTTCGAGGTACTCGGGGACTTCGCCAGCATCGTCTCCGTACCTATTGATAATCTCCTTACAGAGATTGAACAGTCGCAGTCGGGCTTTCGCTTCACTTTGCGACTCGACATCATTAAATTTCTCGTAGCATTCCCGCAGGTCGGACACAGTGTTGGCGAACCTGCAATAGCCCATGTTACTCATAGGTGTCCTCCTCGTTTTCTTCGGAGAAATCATTGTTGCTGGCGGAGGAGGAGATGGAAAGCAGGAGCCCCAGCACTTCATCGTAGCCTTCGGCGTGGTTGTTGATGACGCTGAACAGACGCTCGGAAACGCCTCGGTCAACGGGTCGCCAAGCCTTCGCCGCAATGCCCATCAGGTTGAAGACATTACCATCGGCACCGACAAGTCGGATGCTTGGGTATTCGGCGGGGGTGATGGTCTCGGGGATTTGCAACGCTTGAATCATGGTTGCGATGTTGGACTTGTTATTCATGGTTTGGTGGGTTGGTGGTTGGTG